ATCTGGATTACGGATGGTGCCTCTAATTTAGAGGAATTACGTGAAAGAACAAAATCACTTATATTAAGAAGAAAAAAAGAAGACCACTTAAATTTACCACCAAAAATAGTTGCACCATATTATATAGAAATAGATGATATGAAAGAATATAATAATGTTTTTAACGAATATTTAGAGTGGGCAAAAAGTGAAGGTAAAAGTCTTGGAGCTGGTAGACATATGGTTGAATTAGTTGTTTTAAGAAAATATCTAGCATTAGAAAAAACTAAACAAAGTATTGAATTAGCTGAACAAGCAATTGAAAGTGGTAAAAAAGTTATAATATTTACAACATTTACACATTCATTTAATGAATTAATTAACCATTTTGGTAAAATTGCTGTAGGGCATAATGGTAAAATGAATGATAAACAAAAACAAAGGTCCATCGACCAATTTCAAGAAAATGATAATATAAAAATTTTTATCGGTAATTTAATTTCAGCTGGTACGGCAATAACATTAACTAAAGCTGAAATTGTTATAATGAATGATTTAGATTTTGTACCATCTAATCATGCTCAAGCTGAGGATAGAGCTTGGAGAATTGGTACCAATAAAACTGTAAATGTTTATTATCCTATTGCTGTTGGTACAATAGATGAAATGATTTATAGTATGTTAGAAAAGAAAAGAAAAATTATCGATACTGTAATGGGTGATGAACATGAAACATTAGATATAACAAATGAGTTGTTTAATAAAATTATTAGTTAATATTTTTATATATGTTTTTTAGCGTTATTAAGGAATGTTATTATATTTTGTTTACCAACAGGGTTTGCACTTTGTACGAAAAATTGTGGTATTTCTTTATTATAGTGGATACAATAGTCAACCAACCACTTAGCACAATCCATACCACTTAATGTTCTACCAAGGTCGTGGTCAAACCCAATTTCTGTTGGTAAACCATTTTCTTGTATCCAATCTACAAATCCATCATAATGTTTAACCCAAATAACTTCATGGGTTCCTTCATCTTTTTCATAGTAATATTCTGGTGCCCATTGTAATAACCATTGTGACATCACAAATGGGTTCCTAACATCGTCTAACCATAATAATTTTTTCATAATTTTTTATTTGACTATTATTTACAAATATAATAAATTTATTAGAAATAAAAAATAATTTTTAAAATTAATAGAAAAAATGAAACTAAAAACAACTTATGTTTATCAATTTATAACTCCAGAAGGTAGAATTTATGAAAGAGAGTTCGATTCTCATTCAAGTGCGGATGAGTACTCAAATAAAAAACTATATGGAATATATACAAAAAGTCATTATCATAAAGCAGTAGTTACAATATTAAACGATATCTCACATTATGTCAGAAGAAAACGTAAAACATCCAAAACACTATAATATTGGTATTGAAATGTGGGATTATGCACATTCACATAATTTAGATTTTTTTGAGGGTAATATAGTAAAATATGTTACACGTTGGAAACATAAAAATGGTAAACAAGACCTTTATAAAGCAAAAGAATACCTTGATAAATTAATAGAATTAACTAATGATTAATTTATTATATTACTTTTTATAATATTATTTTTAATGTAAAAATTTATTTACTATATAATGAAATATTTATAATAGATGATAATAAAAGAAAACACATTACAAACAATATTAACAGAAAGTGGTTTACGTAATATACGTAATTTATCTGATAGGTACGATAAAGCCAAAATATACTTCCACCAAGATTTAGATGGTGTTACAACTGCTTTGGCTATGAAAAACTATTTAGAAAATAATGGTATTAAAGTTGTTGATTCAGAAGTTATTCAATATGGTGATAAAGAGTTTGCCATTAAAAAACCATCCGCTAAAGGTGATATAATGCCAGTTTTAGTAGATTTTGCCCATGGTAAACCTATGTTTGTTATACATACTGACCATCACGATAAACAAATAGGGGCCGAAAAACAAGCATCAAAATCATTTAGACAAGCAAGGTCAAATGTAGAGACAATTTCACAAATAATATCCCCATCCGATATATTCCCTGATTCTGATGTTAAAATGATATCTACTGTAGATTCAGCTGATTTTATAAAAATGGATATTAAACCAGAAGATGTTATGACATATATATTTGAGTTAGATAAAGAAAAAGAATTATCTAAAAATAAAAAAATTATGGCTTTAGTGACTAATAAATTATTATTAGCCTATAAAAATAAACCAAAATTTTTAGAAAAATTAGTACTGCAATCTACACCTTCTTTATTAAACATTTATTTAAATATAATAAAATTAGCTAAAGAAGAGGGTTATGTTTCACCCGATATTATGAAAAAAAATCTATCTAATTATATAGAATCACAAAAAGATAGTGAAAAAGTAAAATATATAAAAGATTATGGTATTATAGCTCAATATGGTGGTGGAAATTTATTTAAACCTGGTTCATACGATAGATATGTACCATTTAAAAATTATCCTGACGCTAATTTTTTAGTTATAGCTTGGCCTTTAGGGTTATTACAATCTTCGTGTAACCCATTTAAAGCTAATAGAGAGTTAAAGGGTGTTAATTTAGGTGAAATAGCTCAAGAAGTTTTAGATGTATATAAATCTAGATTAAAAAGTAAAAAAATTACCGTAGATACAATAAAATATTTTGCTGAAAAACATAAATCTTTTGATGAAGAATCTGTTGGATTTAATTATAATGATATGGTCGCTATGTTTGAAGATACCGATGATAATGTAATAGGGCTAAATACACTACCAAAAAAATCACCTAAAAATTATACTATTGAAAGATGGCAAAAAGCCTTAAATATAGTAATGTCTAAACCATATACCTCCTTAACTAAAAACGAAAAAAGAGCTTTAAAATTATTATCTGTAACTGGTTGGGATATGTTACAAGCAAATAGTGGGGGTCACAAATGTATTACTAATATATCTGGTTTAATGTATTTTGGTAAGGACGGTAATAGATTTCTAAAAGCTTTCGCTGCAACATTTGTTAAAAAACTTAAAGAAAAAATAGACGAAAGTAAAAAATAACATTTAAATCTATTTAGATTGTGTGTTTTTATTTTTAAAATTGAATAACGAGTGGTTAAAGATTAACCCGTACCAAAAATCTATTATATGAATGAAGAAATAAAAAAAGCCACACCAGAAGATATTAAAAAATTTCTAGAAGGTCACGATGAAGAAAAATACATAGTTTCAATAGAATTAGACCAAACTAACGATTGGTCAATAGATGAAACAAATAAAGTTTATATTATCATAGATGACCCAATCAAAGGTAAGAAAATAAAAATACAAAAATTCACACCATTTTGTTGGACTAAATCACTTAGAGGAAGTGGTTTTTATAATGACGATTTAGAAGTCATTAGAAGAGAGGCCAGAAAATATGGTATATATACACAAAAATTAAAAACAGGTAATAATAAAAGATTAGAGGATGGCTTTAAATATATTGTTAAAACAAGTGGTACATATCGTGACTTAGTCAATTTTTTTAAAAGGGGTGGCGTGAATCCTTGGGATAGAGATAAAAGATTAATTCAAATATTACCCCCAGTGGAACAATTTATGATTCAAACTGGTAAAAGACTTTTTAAGGGTTATGAAGATTATACTGAAGTTCATAAATTAACTTTTGATATTGAAACAACTAGTCTTAACCCATCTGAAGGTCACGCTTTCATGATAGGAGTAAAAGATAATCGTGGTTTTAAAAAATTGTTAACGGCTTATGGTAAAGATGGTAAGTATAGTGAAGAGGGTGAAAGGCAAATGATAAAAGAATTTTTTGAAATCATACATAAACTCGAACCCACTATTATTATTGGATATAATTCAGAAAATTTTGACTGGACTTACTTAATTGGTAAAAATGAAGAAACAAAGGTTACAATTGGGCGTAGAAGACCTAAAATAGAAAAAAAATTAATACCTGGAAGAGTACAATTATTAGGATTAGATTTAGATGAAATAGCTAAAACTAAACACCCAATGATAAAAATGGTTAGAAAAAAATCGACAATAAAATTGGGTGCAGAAATAGAAGATTATGACCAAACACTTCTATGGGGACATAATGTTATGGATACTTATCATAGAGTTAGACAAGCTATGGCTTTAAATTCAAGTTTACAATTTGGTAAACTGAAATATATAGCTCAAGAGGCTGGATTAGAAAGATCTAATAGGGTTTATATTGATGGGTCTAAATTGGGTGAAATATGGCATGAAAATAAAGACTTTCACTATAACCCAACTTCTGGTCAATGGTATGGTTTAGATGGTACAAAGCCACAACCAAGAAGTGTAGATAACTATGAAGATAAATGGAAAATTGTTAATGGAAGATTCTTATTAAAAGAATATCTAAATGATGACCTTTTAGAAACGGAACAAGTCGATGATATCTATGCTCAAGCTGGATTTTTAACCTCAGCTTTAGTACCTACAAATTTTAATCGTTCAATTACAATGGGTACAGCTACAATGTGGAAAACACTAATGATGGCGTGGTCTTATGAAAATGAGTTAGCTTTACCTGATGTACAACCTAAAAGAGATTTTGTTGGTGGTCTATCTAGATTATTAAATTTAGGTTATAGTATTAATATAGCTAAATTTGACTACGCCTCACTCTATCCATCAATACAGTTAACACATAATGTATTCCCTAATGTTGATGTATCGGGGGCTTTAGAAGCTATGTTACAATATCTTTTAGATACTCGTAATGAATATAAACATCTTTCTGGTAAATATTATAAAGAAGGTAATGATAAATTAGGTAGTAAATTTGATAAAAAACAATTACCTATAAAAATATTTAATAACTCTGCCTTTGGTTCCATATCAGCTCCATATATTTTCCCTTGGGGTGATATTGATATTGGTGAAACAATTACTTGTACTGGTAGACAATATTTGAGACATATGATTAAATTTTTTATGGAAAAAAATTATAAACCTTTAGTATTAGACACGGATGGTGTTAATTTTTCTTATAATAAGGAAGTTAATAATCATACATATATTGGTCATGGATATCATAGATTTGTTGAAAAGGGTAAGGAATATATAGGTATTGACGCGGATGTTGCTGAATATAATGATAGATTTATGCATGGTGTCATGGGGTTAGATATTGATGATATTTGGCCGGCAACAATTAATTTATCACGTAAAAATTACGCAACATTAAAACCTAATGGTAAAATTAAGTTAACTGGTAATACCATAAAGGGTAAAACTATACAAAAATATATTAAAACATTTTTAAATAATAGTATAAAAATGTTATTGAATGGGGATGGTAAGAGTTTTGTAGATTATTATAATAGTTATCTTGAAAGAATATATAATATGGATATACCACTATCTGAAATAGCTAATAACTCAAAAGTTAAAAAAACTATAAAACAATATCGTAATCGTGGGTTAAATAAAAATGGGCAACCACTACCAAGACAAGCTCATATGGAATTATTAATAGAAAATAAAATTAAACCACAATTAGGCGATAATATATATTATGTTAATAATGGCACTAGAAAATCACATGGTGATATACAAGTTAGAAAAAGAAAAACAGACCCACCCGAAGGTACTTTAGTTTTTAATTCTTACTTAATTAGTTCAGAACAAATGGAAAAAAATCCAAACCTAAAAGGTGAGTATAATGTACCAAAGTATCTTGAGTCTTTTAATAAAAAAGTAGAACCATTATTAGTGGTGTTTAATACACATATTAGAGAATCATTATTATTAACAGACCCATCTGAAAAACAATATTTTACTAGAACTGAATTAGAATTAGTTTCTGGTATACCATCTAACATTGGTGACCAGGATAGTTTAGAAGAATTAATGACACCAAGTAGTGAAGAATTAAAATTCTGGGATAAAAAAAATATATTACCAGATTATATGATTAAAGATAGATTTAAAGATTCTCTTAAGTCTATAGATTCTAAAGATACTAAATTAGTTTACAAAACCTCAAATTTCGTTAAAAATAAAGTTAAACTATAGTAATTGCTTGATATTTATATAAAAAAGTAATTATGAGCATTTTATTTATATCAGAATTAATAGATAAAAGTGGGGCTAGAATAAAGGGTGACGAACCTTTAAACCCAGGAGCCACATCATCACTAACAACAGATGATGCTATAAAAATGAATAGACAAACAGATATGCCTAAATTTCTTTATCGTGGTTTTTATGGTGAAGAAGATGAAAGTAATTCTGATGTTGAAGTACCAGAAAAAGAAAAAGAAGAAAAAGAAGAAAAAGAAGAAAAACCAAAAAATAATAAAAAGAAAAAATTAAAAAAAGAGTCTAGAGATAAAATGAAAAATGTTATTGAGAACATTTTTACTAAAAAAGACTTTGATAAAAGTATTGTAGATAAATTTAATAATACTAATATTAAATTAAATGGAATACCACCATTAGAAACTATTAGTGACACTAACCCAATACTAATTAGAAAATCCGCATTATTAAAAGATATTATTGAAAAAAATAATGCAACTGGTGAAGAAAAGGCCATAATATTAAACCATATTTTAGATATTGATATGACGGATATACCATATGAATATAAATCTGAATTAAAGAAAAAAATTAAATAATGGCTAATAGTGACCTACAAGGTAAATATACTAAGATAGATAATGATATTAAAAAATATTTAAAAAAAATATTTAAATCATATTGTGGTAATAAAAATATAGAAGGGTACACTAGATTAAAAAATATTTGTGATAATAAAGAAATTTCATATGAACAATTAAAAAGAATTAAAAATTTTTTTGATACCTTTAATGGTAAAATTGGTGACACACCTTATATGTTAAATGGTGGTAGTCGTATGAAAAATTGGGTTGAATCCACATTGGATATCGCTAGAAATAATTTAGAAGGTAAGAAAAAAACTATGAAAGATGTTGGTATGGGCAACCAATATATAGATTCACATGAAAAAAATAGTATAAAAATAGACCCACATGATTCAGATACGAATAAAATTTTAAGACAAGAAGGTATTTATAATATAGAAGGTATGGATAACCTGATAAGAATAATAAATAAAAATAAAAAATTATGGCACAACACGGAGTAAATATAGCACCAGTATTAACAGATGATGCTTCAGTACAAGATATGGGGCCTGGTGGAGTATTAAATCAACTACCCTCACTAAAACAATCTTCGGATATAGCAAGAACACAAATAACATCTTTTAATGAATATAAAAATATTACCGCAGATGAATATAGTGCACAACACCCTAACGCTCAAAGTGACGGTGACCAACTAGGAAGAGGTGAAACTGGTCCTAATAGCACTGTTGGTACTTTAACGGATGAACAAAAAAAGGATTTATTACTATATTCTTCTGGTAATAAATTTAAACCTGGTATGGGTTATAATAATCTTGATTTTCCTGAACAACATTGGTAGAATGAAACTTTACTATCTACTTGAAAATCTTATATTAGAAACGGCAAGTAGACCTGAAATTGAAGACGCTATAGAAAAACATAGAACAATACGATGTTTTTATGAAGGTGATGATACTATGGAAAGGGGTTGGAGATGGATTGAACCTTATGTCTATGGTTTATCAAAGGCGGGAAACCCAATTATTAGGGTATTTCAAATAGAAGGTGTTACTGATAGTGAACAACCTGGATGGAAAACATTCAGAGCAGATAGAATAACATCATGGATTAAAACTCCAAAAATCTTTTATACACCAATATCAGATAGAGACTCTAGAGTTCCTAAATATAATGATAGGGGTGATGGAAGTATGACACAAATATATAAACAAGCACAGTTCTAAATGGACCCAAAATTAAAAGCAATATTACAAAAAGCTAAAGCCATAGATAAGGCAGCGACAAAATACGATACTAACCCAACAACTACTAGTAATACAAAAACTAGTGGTTTATATGAACAAATGGGAACACAACCAGTTGTGGAACAACCTAAAATTGATGTCAATTCAGTTCAATATAAAGAACAAATAAAAAAATCTAATTTACCACCAGAAATACAAAAAGCCATGATGGAATCACCAATACCACAAGCATCTATGGTTTCTGAG